GCAGGCTTGGACGACACCGGTTTTCGAGGTGCCAGTTTGGCGGTGCCGGTCGTGAGGGGGGACGTCCGCGACCTCCGCGCTCTGCAGCGCACCATCCGGATCCCGAGGGGCCCCGGCTGCCGGATGTGCGGGAGCGAGGCGATCGGGCGAGACGATCTGCTCTGCGGACGATGCCGGCGCGACTTCCAGCCGACGCCGCTCGACCGGGTGCTCGGCGTGCTCGAGATGAGCCCCAAGGAGTTCGCGGCCGCGGCTCGGATCCCCGAGCGGACGGTGCTGCGGGCGACCAAGGGCGAGCGGATGAGCAAGAGGGTCGCCCGCCGCCTCTCGAAGCTGACCGGGTTCCCGGTCGAGGCGTTCCGCCCGGAGGTGGACTCGTGACGGCGAGGAAGACCACGCCAAAGGCCGTCATCGCGCGGGCGCTGGCGGAGGCCGACCGCGAGAAGGACGCGGCGATCGCCAAGCGCTACGGCGTGAAGGCCGCGACGATCCGAACGTGGCGCCGGCGCGCGGCGGATGATCCTGATCTCGCGGCCCTGGTGGACGTCGCGCGACGGAGGGCCGTCGAGCAGTGGAGGCCGGAGGCGGCGGCCACGATGATCAGTCTGCTCACCGAGATGCGCCGGCTCGTGCGCGCTGGCCGCCCGATTCCCTTCGAGCTCATCGGCGCCGTGAAAGTGGTCGGCGCCCTCAACATCGAGGCCGGAGCCCTCTTGGGCGAGGTCGATCCGGCGGGCGAGCGTTGGCCCGACCCCAAGACGACGCCGGTCGGCGCGCGATCGGAGGCCCAGCATTGATCCCGCGGTCCGTGCGTCTCGCTCTTTCTCTCGTTGTCGTCGCCGCGGTGGCGACGGGCGGACAGGTGCGCCCGGAGGAGCACATGAGCTCGATCGCCCGCGTGACTAAGCTCCGGCGGCTCGGTCAGAAAGCGCGCGCCGCACGTGGGGCGCCCGCGACTTCGCGCCGACACCCCGGCCCCCTGCTCGACTTCGTGCCGCAGGTGTCTCCGCGTCTCCGAGCTCCGACGCACCTCGCCCCGGTGGCGGCCGCGTTCGAGCGCTCGATGAGCGGCGAAACCGTCGAGGCGTGCATCTCGGTCCCGCCGCGCCACGGCAAGACCACCCTCATCCTCCACGCCATCGCCTGGATCCTCACCCAGGACCCCACCGCCCAGATCCTCTACGCGTCCTATGCCCATGGCTTCGCTGCGAAGCAGGTCCGGAAGGCGATGCACCTTGCGGAGGCCGCGGGCGTCAAGCTCGGCGACACCAGGCGCCGCGACGAGTGGAGCACGGCGGAGGGGGGCTTCGTGAAGGCCTGCGGGGTCGGCGGCCAGATCACGGGCGAGGGCTTCACGCACATCATCGTCGACGACCCGCACAAGAACCGGGCCGAGGCCGAGTCGACGCAGATCCGCGAGCGCGTGAACGAAGGCTTCCGCGACGACATCTACACCCGCCAGGACCCGCGCGGCACGAGCGTGTTCGTGGTCCACACCCGCTGGCACGTCCGCGACCTGATCGGCACGCTCACGGCGGCCAACGACAACGGCGATGAGGACGAGGCCGTCGAGCCGTTCGAGCTCATCAACCTCCCGGCCATCGCAGCGAACGACAACGGTGATCCAGAGGCGCTCGCGCCGGACCTCTTCACGCTCGCTCGGCTGCTCCGTCTCAAGGCCCGCATCGGCCCGTACGGCTGGGCGTCCCTCTTCATGGGATCGCCGCAGCCGCGCTCGGGCGTGCTGTTCCTCGGTGGCGCCGTCCTCATCGAGCAGCTCGAGTCGAGCAGCTCCTACCGCTATGCGATCGGCGTCGACCTGACCCGGACCGCGCGCACTCGCTCCGACTGGAACGTCGCGGTGGTCATGCGGCTCGATCTCGAAACCAACCTGGTCGACGTCGTGGAGGTGGTGCGTGCTCAGGGCACTCTGACCGACACGGTCCGCGCAGAGGTCGACTACGGCTTCGCCCGGAAGCTCCACGCGCTCCAGCAACGGTACCCCGGTGCGCGGACCGTGATGTACACGGGGCGGAGCGAGGAGCAGCTGCTCGGCCTCCTCGCCGGCCTCGCCGAGTACCCGTGCCTCGTCGAGGGGATGCCCGCGCCGAGCGAGAAGTACCTGCGCGCGACGCCCTACGCGGCCGCGTGGAACGAGGGTCGCGTGCGCCTCCTGCGAAGGGCGCCGTGGGCGAGCCACTACGTGTCCGAACACATGGAGTTCACCGGCTTGCCCGGTGGCCGCGACGACCAGGTCGACGCGGGCGCCGCGGCCTACGACGCGGTGACGGCTGACGAAGGAACAGGCCTCGAAGAGGCGATGAAGAAGGTGAATCTCGGATGGTGAGCATGATGGAACGGCTCGGCGCTGCGATGCGCGTCGACGGGTGGGAGAACGTGATCCTCGGGCTCGGCGGGTCGAAGGACCCGAGCGCCTACACGACCTTCGGGAGCCGCGCACAGCTGGCTGACCAGCTGATGGAGGCGCTGTACATCGAGGACCATTTCGCGGCGAAGATCATCGAGGCGCTACCTCGCGACGCCATGCGTCCCGGGTGGGATCTGCAGGTGCCGGGAAAGCCCGACGACGCGGCGAAGCTCCGCGAGGCCTACGCGGCGCGGGAGCTCGAGCTCGGCGTCGCCGCGGAGATGGCCCAGGGCGCGTGCTGGGGGCGCGTCTTCGGCGGGGCGGTCACGTGGATCGGAGCGGATGACGGTCAGGCGCCGAAGCAGCTCCTGAACGAAGACGGCATCCGCTCGATTCGCTTCCTGCACACCTTCGACCGACGGGACGTGCACATCTGGTCCTACTACCAAGACCCCGCGCACCCGAAGTTCCGCCGTCCCGAGATCTTCCGCATCACACCCCAGCTCGTCGCGGGGCACGGGGGAGGAGGTGCAGCGGAGCTCGGCGGCGGCGTCCTGGTCCACGAGTCGCGTTGCGTCGTGTGGGGTGGTCAGTCGACGACGGACCAGCGCCGCCACCAGCTGAGCGGGTGGGATGATTCGATATTCGAGCGCTGTTGGGACGCCCTCCGTCAGGTCGGCGAGGACTACGGCGCCAAGTCGTTGCTGCTCGGCCGTGTGTCGCAGGCCATCTACAAGCTGAAGGGCCTGTACGCGATGATCGCCGGGAACCAGGAGGCGGTCCTCAAGCGGCGAATGGGGCTCCTCGACGCCTCGCGCTCACGTGCTCGCGCCATCGTGCTCGACACCGAAGAAGACTTCGCCAACGTCACGCAGCCCATCGGGGGCGTCAGCGATCTGCTCGAGAAGAGCATCTTGCGACTCGCGGCCTCGGCGAACATGCCGGTCACCCGCCTTATGGGCCAGAGCCCGGCGGGCATGGACGCGACGGGAGAGAGCGACCTCGAGATCTGGTCGACCGAGGTGGACGGGTGGCGCGCACTCGAGCTGAAGCCCAAGCACGACCGGGTCGCGCTCCTGATCATGCTCGCGAAGGATGGGCCCACGAGCGGCAAGCCTCCGGCCGGTTGGGGGATCGTCTACCGGCCGATCCGCGTGCCGACTCAGAAGGAGCTCGCGGAGACCAACAAGCTCCATGCGGAGGCCGACGCTCTCAACATCGACAAGGGCGTCTACTCGGCCGAGGTCGCGGCGTTCCGGTATGGACCGAAGGGCATCGCCGGTCTCGTGCTAGACGCCGACGAGCTCGAAGAGCGCCTCGAGCGCCGGCGCGAGCTCGCGAAGAACCCGCCGAAGGACAACGCCGAGCTCGGCACCGTCGCCCCCCGCACCACTGCGGTCCTCGACGTGCAGGAGCGCCTCTACGCTGGGGCCATCCCCCGTTCGGCCGCCGTCGCGATCCTCGTCGAGCTACAGCGCTTCACGCCAGAGGCGGCGGAGGAGCTGCTCGGTCCGGAGGGCTTCGTCGCCCCGGCATGGACCTCGACACCGGGCCCCGAGCCCGACCCGCAGAGCGGCCAGGGCGCCGGGGCGCCTCCGTCGCAGGGGGCAGGCAGGCCATGACGAAGGACGCGTCCGAGCGGCTCCGAAGAGAGCGCGAGGAGAAGAAGACCGAGCAGATCACCTTCCGGCTCGATGAAGGCCTGAAGCGTCGGCTCGACGAGTACATCGAGCGTCATGCGCGGCTGACCGGGTTCCCGCTCAACCACAGCATGGCTCTGAGGTGCATCCTCGAGGAGGCGCTCGGCGAGCCGTAGCTCGTGAGCTCTGGTTCGTTGCACTGCAATGAACCCAATGCATTCGTAGCGGAGGAGGATCGGGGCGCGCCATCGTCCTTCTCGTGACGACGAGAGCTCAGGCGCGGTTCGACGACGCGGGCAGTGTGCCGAACGGGTGGAAGCCCGCGGTGCGCTGCGACGTCGGCCGCCTCTCGAAGCTCGAGCGGACGTCGAGCGGTGGCGTCAGGGTTCCCGGAGCCGTGGCGCGCGCCGGGATCCTCACCTACCGCCGCGCGGA